ACGACGATGATGTGGCCAGTCGAAAAGATTGGATGCAGACTTATGTAGACGGCCTTGAACTTCTGGGAATGAAGATTGAAGAGCGGTCAGAGCCTTGGGAAGGGGCGTGTGGGGTGTATCACCCGATGCTGTCTGAGGCGTTAGTTAAGTTCCAGAGTGAAACGATGATGGCAACGTTTCCAGCTGCTGGTCCTGTAAAGACAAAGATCAAGGGTAAAGAGACTCCGGCCAAGAAAGCGGCCGCGGTTCGTGTTCAGGACGACATGAACTACAAGTTAACGATTGAGATGAAAGAGTATCGCCCTGAGCATGAGCGTATGTTGTGGGGCTTGGGTTTGTCGGGTAATGCTTTTAAGAAGGTGTACTTTGACCCGAACTTGGATCGTCAGGTCTCGCTCTTTGTGCCGGCCGAAGATATTGTGGTGCCTTATGGTGCGAGTAATCTGGAGTCTTCACCGCGAATTACGCATGTGATGCGCAAGACGGAGAATGAGCTGCTGAAATTACAAGTGGCTGGGTTTTATCGGGACATTGATCTCGGTACTCCAGAGACAACGCTGGATGAGATTGAGAAAAAGATTGCGGAGAAGTTGGGTTTCAGGGCCACAACGGATGACCGCTTTAAGATTTTGGAGATGAACGTAGACCTCGACCTTGAGGGCTATGAGCATAAAGACAAAGACGGTGAGCCTACGGGAATTGCTCTGCCTTATATCGTGACCTTGGAAAAAGGAACGACTAAGATTTTGGCCATTCGCCGTAACTGGCAGCCGGATGACAAGACACATCAAAAACGCCAGCACTTTGTGCATTATGGTTATGTGCCGGGATTTGGGTTCTATTATTTTGGCCTGATTCATTTGATTGGCGCATTTGCCAAATCCAGTACTTCGTTGATTCGTCAGCTGGTGGATGCTGGAACATTGTCCAACTTGCCTGGCGGATTTAAGACTCGCGGCCTGAGAGTTAAAGGAGATGACACCCCGATTTCTCCTGGTGAGTGGCGAGATGTGGACGTTCCAAGTGGCGCGTTGAGAGACAACTTATTGCCGCTGCCTTATAAGGAGCCAAGTCAGACTTTGATGGTTTTGCTTGGTCAGATTGTGGACGAGGGGCGCCGCGCTGCCAACTCTACGGATTTGGATGTGAGCGACATGAGTGCTAACGCACCTGTGGGGACCACGCTGGCTATTTTGGAGCGAACGCTGAAGAATATGTCGGCCATTCAGGCGCGTATTCACTATTCAATGAAGCAAGAACTCGGCTTGCTCAAGGATATTATTGCGGAATACACGCCGGAAGATTATGACTACGAGCCGGTAGAGGGTTCGTATAGGGCCAAGAAAAGCGATTACGACAACGTGGATGTAATTCCAGTCAGTGACCCGAACGCTTCAACGATGGCGCAGAAGATTGTGCAGTATCAGGCCGTGATGCAGTTGGCGCAGCAGTCCCCGCAGTTGTACAACATGCCTTTGCTGCACAGGCAGATGTTGGAAGTTTTGGGTGTTAAAGATGCTGAAAAACTTGTGCCAATGGACATTGACCAACGGCCTACGGATCCTGTAACGGAAAACCAAAACGTTTTGTCTGGAAAGCCTGTCAAAGCATTCCTCACGCAAGACCATCCATCACACATTGTTGTGCATATGTCGGCAATGCAAGACCCCAAAATTCAGTCTTTGCTCCAAGGTAATCCGATGGCTCAGCAGCTGCAGGCTACGATGATGGCGCACATTAACGAGCACTTGGGATTTGAGTATCGCCGGCAGATTGAACAGCAGTTGGGTATGCCGTTGCCACCTCAGAAAGATGAGTATGGCGATGAGGAGCACATGGACCCAGAAGTGGAAGCTCGTTTGGCGCCAATGCTGGCACAGGCTGCACAACAGTTGGTTCAGAAGAATCAGCAGGAAGCAGCTCAGCAACAAGCTCAGAAGCAAATGCAAGACCCGCTGGTTCAGATTCAAATGCAAGAGTTGCAGATTAAGCAGGCCGATCAGCAGCGTAGAGCTCAGAAAGATATGGCGGATATTCAGCTTAAACAGTCGCAGCAACAGATTGAGCGTCAGCGCATCATGACTCAGCAAGCCACTGATGACAAACGCATCAAAGTGGACGCCATGAAAAATGTGGCTGAAATGCAAAACAATAAGAGAGAGCACATGATGGATGTTGGAATTGATGTACTCAAACAGTTGTCAAACAAGAGCCATGATGAGCAGAGCCGCGCGCAACAAGAGCGCCAGTATCTAAGGCAGTATCAACCAACGAAAGGTGAGTAATGGATAAGAACTTGGAGTATCTTTTAAGAGAATACAAGGACCGTATGGCAATGCTTCAAGAGGCAGTGCACCGAGGTAATTGTGTGAATTTTGAAGAATACAAGTACGTATGCGGCCAGCTTCGGGGTCTCGAGGCCGCTTGCGCAATTATCGTAGACCTTGCGAAAAATTTGGAGCATGCGGATGACTAATTCCATATTGTTGGCTACAGACGTCAACAACCCCCAAGTTGTGGGAGCCTACAACTTCTCTGCCACCGCAGAGGAAAAAGGCAAACAACTACCCAGACCTGCTGGTTACAAAATTCTTTGTGCCATTCCGGAAGCGGAGAGCAAGTTTGAAGACAGTGAAGCCGGCCTTATTAAGGCTGATGAAACTATGCGCAACGAGGAGACCCTCACAACGGTCTTGTTTGTTGTCGATTTGGGCCCTGATTGTTACTTGGACAAGAACAAGTTTCCTACTGGCCCGTGGTGCAAGAAGGGTGATTTCATCCTAATCAAACCACACGCAGGCTCACGCCTTGTCATCCACGGCAGAGAATTTCGCATGATCAACGACGATAGCGTCGAGGGTACTGTGGACGATCCTCGTGGCATTAAACGTAAGTAAAGGAGCACAAAATGCCTTTAGACACTGATGAGTTTAAGTTCCCCGATGAAATCGAGGACAAAAAATCCAATGAAATTGAGATTGAAATTGAGATTGAAGACGATGCTCCCGTAGAGGATCGTGGCCGTCAGCCTTTGCCAAAACCTTTGGTAGAAGAGCTCGAGCGCGATGAGCTTGATCAGTATGACGATAACGTCAAAACTAAGCTCAAACAGATGCGCAAAGTTTGGCACGATGAGCGCCGTGAGAAAGAAGCGGCACTGCGCGAGCAGCAAGAGGCTATTCGTTTAATCCAGCATCTTGATGGCGAAAATAAACGCATTAAACAGATTCTTTCCACTGGAGAGAAAGAATATGTTGCCACCGTTCAAAATGCAGCTGAAATGCAGGTTAAAGCAGCCCAGCGTTCTTATAAAGATGCAATTGAATCGGGCGATACAGACGGCATGATTGAAGCCCAGCAAGCTATGCAAATGGCAAATATGCGGCTAATTCAGGCAAATAATTTCAGAATGCCCCCTTTACAAGAGGAAAAATTTGAAGTACAACCTCGTCAAGAGCAACAAGTTCATGTTCCTCGGCCGGATAACAAGGCACTTGCGTGGCAAGAGCGCAATTCTTGGTACGGTCAGGACCCTGAAATGACAGCTTCTGCGTTAGGGCTCCACGAAAAGCTCAAGCGCGATGGAGTGGTCGTTGGCTCTGATGAATACTATGCAGCATTGGACAGAACAATACGCAGACGATTCCCCGAAGTATTTGGGGAAGAAGAACAAAACTCTACACGACGTACAAAATCGTCTACAGTGGTAGCCCCGGCAGTTCGTAGCACGGCCTCCAACAAGGTCAAGCTAAAGCAAAGCCAAGTAAACATAGCTAGGAAGCTAGGTTTAACGCCCGAACAATATGTAAGGGAAATGAGAAAATTGGAGGCCCAAAATGGCTGAAAAACGAGTTGACAGAGAACTTGAAACGCGCGTGATAGCAGAACGTCCTCAGCAGTGGATGAACCCTGAATTGCCGCCAGAGCCTGACCGGGCATCTGGTTATGCCTATCGCTGGATTCGCGTCTCGACGCTTAACAACGCTGACCCACGTAACCTTTCGTCCAAATTACGAGAAGGTTGGGAGCCTGTAGGTATTGAGGAACAACCCAAATTCCAACTGTTAGCTGATCCCGCGTCCCGTTACAAGGACAATATCGAGATTGGCGGATTGTTGCTTTGCAAGACTCCAACTGAATTTGTGGAACAGCGGAATGCGTTTTTCGCTAAACAAACACTAGCTCAGACGGAAGCTGTAGACAATAACTTAATGCGCCAAAGTGACCCAAGGATGCCGCTCTTTAACGAGAGAAGATCTACGAGTACCTTTGGTAAAGGTTCT